CAGAAGACGGTAATAGTTATTATACTAAATGCTTGTTACCTAACATAATTCGTCCAAATATAAAAATTGAGGATATGTTTAAAGCTGTTCGAAATGATGTTATATCTATGACTAATGGGGAACAAGTTCCATGGGAAAACACATCGTTAAATAATGATTTTTATTTTAATACAATGTCTCAAGATGAAATTTATGAGCATATTTATCAGTGCATAAGAAATAATTATTCAGCAGAAACTTTATTATTGTTAAGTAAAGTAACTGGAATTCGAATTTCAGAATTGATGAGAATTCATAGTAAACTGAAAAGTGAAAAGCCAGGAGGCATCTATTTCAATAAAACCGAAGAAATGGAATTGTTTCTGCTTGAACAAGTATTAGAACTTGGTTTCGAGCTTAAGAATTATAGATGGACTTACAAAGGTATACCTGTGCAAATGGGTGAATTCTTACACAACCCCAATTCTAAAGTTAGAGAATAAACAAAAGACTCCTCATCACCGGATTAAGTTCCAGTGATGGGGAATCTTTTTTTATCTGTCAATATCAACGCTTATTCCGGATTTTAACTCTACCGTGCAGTGGTCATCCCAAACGGTTATTTGTTTCAACCATCGTCTGACAAGTGATTCATCAAAGCCGGTCAAGTCGGTGGTTTGTTGCTTTATAAAATCTTGCAGGTCGGTGATACGGCTTATCTGTTCATCTCTTGCAACAGTATCAATTTCTGTTTGTTGGCGTTGTTCTCTAAGTTTAAAAATCTCATCGGCAACTTCATCGTATGCTTCCTTGTTGTTCGCTTTTTTAAGAAGTTCTTGCTGTAAGGTCATCAATTTATTTTCAATTTCACTTTCAGCTGATTTTGCCGAAGTTCTTATGACATTGGCTATGTTCTGTTGTAATTGTTCTTGGTACCTTGATTTATCGCCCAATAGCTCGTTGATGGCTGCAACTACGATTTCCTGTAAGTCAAGTTCATTAACTGTTCTTGAGTGGCACTCTAAGCCTGTATTTTCCAATCGGCTGATGCAACGCCACACAATAGATTTGCATCCTCGATTATTCCAATGAATTCTGCGGAATATCTCGCCACACTCGCCGCAAACAATAATCTGTGCAAAACAATGATTGCAGCTAAAATGACGTTTCTTTCCGTTGGCACTGATTTTCACCACTCGTCTGCGTACCAACTCTTCCTGAACCCTCATAAATATATCCTTTGGAATAATAGCTTCGTGGCTTCCTTCAACATAATATTGAGGAACAATACCTGTGTTTTTAACTCTTGTTTTGTTGAGAAAATCTGTGGTGTATGTCTTTTGAAGTAATGCATCACCAATATACTTTTCATTTCTAAGGATTTTGTTAATAGTGCTTGTATGCCATTTTGTTTTTCCTGCACCTGTAAGTATACCGTCCGCTTCAAGTCCTGACGATATTTTATCCATACTATAACCTTCAAGGTATTCTCTGTAAATACGCTTTACAGTTTCAGCTTGTTCTTGGTCAATAATAAGATTGCCATCAGCATCTTTGGTATATCCAAGAAAACGATTGTGGTTGATTTGCACCTTACCTTGTTGGTATCGATATTGTAATCCCAGTTTTACATTTTGACTTAAGGATTGTGATTCTTGTTGTGCTAAAGAAGCCATTATGGTGAGTAAAACCTCTCCTTTCGCATCCATTGTATTTATACTTTCCTTTTCAAAATATACAGGAATATTCTTTTCTTTGAGTTGTCTTATATATTTAAGACAATCCAATGTATTCCTTGCAAATCGGCTTATTGACTTGGTAATTATCATATCAATGTTGCCGGCCTCACACTCGTTAATCATGCGATTAAATTCTTCTCGATTTTTGGTATTCGTACCTGAAATACCATCATCGGCATATATTCCGGCAAATTCCCATTCGTTATTTTTCTTAATATAATCCGTGTAATGCTCTACTTGAGCTTCATAACTTGTGGCCTGTTCATCGCTGTCTGTACTAACACGGCAGTATGCAGCAACTCTGAGTTTTGGTTGTGTTTCCTGCTGTCGGGCTATATTTCCCACTTGCCTTCTTGCAGGAATAAGCATAACATTTCCCATTAAATAACCTCGCTTTCTATAAGGCTGTATAAATATTCAGCCTGTTTTACTGGATTATCGAAATATTTTTCAATATTTCCAAGGTGAAAAAGCACAGGAATTTCCTTGACTTCTTGTTCCTTGTATCTATTATTTCGTCCGAGCTTAGTAGCTCTGTTTTTTATTTCATCGCCTGCGGCATTAAATGTTTCCTTGTCAATGATAGTAGGATAAAATTTATCACCGAGATAATGCTTGTTTCTTATAATGCGTTTTGCACCTGCGTGCAATACCTTAATACCTGCTTTATTAGCGGCATTTGTTAATGAAAAACCACTAAGGTAATATTGGTATAGATTTTGAACTTGTAATGCCGCTTGCTCGTCGATAACAGCTATACCATTTTCAATACGGTATCCGTATGGTGTATGTCCCATTAAATCATCTCCTTTAAAGTAAGTCCACATTTCATAATAAATCCTAATTCGTGTCTGGAATATACCTGAATGTGGTCAACAAATCTTGTAAATAATTCCTCATCAAAGGAATTAAGCATTGAACCTCTTTCAACAAAATGTAGTAATCGTTCGGCATCAACTTTCTTAGAGTTATCACCCGTCATTGTTGCGTTAATAACATTGATATCATTGTGGTACACAGCAGCTTGTGTAAGAAGTTCATTATTTTCACGATTAAAAACAATTTGGTCGATGTACCCCTGTGCCATAAGTTTTGACAATGTTTCTCTTTGCTCTGTATTTTGAGCTAACAAATTTTCTAAATGTTGTATTCTATGAACATTGTCATCACTGCTATTATTTTGTAACGATACAACATATGGTTTCAAGACCAGCTTGTGGCTGTAAATTAACTTATTAAGTAGGGTTGTAAATGCAATTTTTATATCCTCATCTTTTATAAAAAGCATAGAACACTGGCTTTTATCACTTAAATGAGTATTACAGCACCAAGCTATATCCTTTTTATATGTACTTGTGTGTAACCTTCGTCTAAATTTATTGCCGCATTCCCCACAAATAATTTTGCCCGAAAAAGCATATCTCTTTTGATATTGAGTACTCCCTTTGGTAATGCCTTTCTCCAAAGCCCGCTGTGCTACAATAGTGCTTGCTGCTTCAAAATCCTCTTTGCTTATAATGGCCTCGTGATGGTCTGGCATATAATACTGGTCAACCTGTCCGTAGTTCACATGACTGTTAAAAGAATCATCGGTATAATATTTTTGAAAAATTACATCACCCGTATACTTTTCATTTGAGAGAATGTTACGAATAGTTGTAGATGTCCAGTGTCCGCCTTTTTTGCTTGGAACAGATTCCTTATTCAGCTCTTTCGCAATTGTCTCAGTTCCTTTACCCGAAAGCACATCAGCAAATATACGCTTTACAACTTTTGCTTGTTCAGGCAATATGCGTAATGTGCGTCCATCCCAACGATAGCCATAAGGTGCATAACTTAATTTAAATGTGCCGCTTTGAAAACGACGTTTTATAGACCATTTGATATTTTCGGATATTGAAAATGATTCACCTTCAGCCATTGAGCTAAGTATAGTAAGAAATAGCTCACTTTCCATTGAACCTGTATTTATATTTTCCTTTTCAAAATATATCGGAATTCCAAGTTCAAGCAGCTTTCTGACGAGCTCCAAGCAATCGGTAGTGTTTCTTGAAAACCTACTAATTGACTTTGTTATGATGAAATCAATTTTCTTTGCCTCACAATCCTGTATTAAACGCATAAGCTCCGGTCGCTTTTCTTTCTTTGTGCCGGTTATCCCCTCGTCATAGTACAAACCTGCAAATTGCCAATCGCTACGAGCTACAATATAACTTTCATAATGTTGTTTCTGTGCATCCAAACTTTCAAGCTGTGCATCACAATCCGTAGAAACACGACAGTATGCAGCCACACGAAGTTTATTGCTTTTTTGTTGTATGCTATCTATTTTTGTTACCTTTTTTATTTTTTCACCTCCTTTAATCGTGTCATATATTAGCTCTGAAATCACATATAATCAACTAATTTCAGGCATAATTTCCATCCATAAAGGAGAGAAAGTTTCACGGTTTAATTGACTCAGTTTGTTGAATTCTAACAAGGAAATAAGTCCACAATCCAACATTATCTTTATTACTTCTTGTGCTTTGAAATAGTTATAATCTTGTTGAAGTTCAATCTCACTCAAACTTTTAGACTTTGATTTTATATGAGATACAATATCCGTAATTTCCAATACATTTTTATCTTTATTCATAGCGACCTCCGTTTGTAAATTTGTATTTCACTTACCACTGGAGATAATATTTAAATTTGAGCATAAAAAAATTCCTGCAAGCCAAAAAGCCTACAGGGTAGAGTAGTAATTTATGTTGTTTTTAATACAACCGTGCCATTTTTATAATCAACATCAAACGCACCTGTTGCTGTTGCCAAGCTGCGTATCGGCACATAATTACTTCCGTTGATGTTCACAGCTTCAACCGAGGTTTCCTTATCATCCACAAGGATTTTAAGTTCCTTTGATGTGTTTGTGATGCTCGGTATTTTTGTGTTTGCATCGTAGCCTATGTTAAAGCCGGCTTGTTCCAAATCGCTGATTGCAATGTAGTTCTTGCCGTTTTTGAGTATTCTTGCTG